TTATTTATACATCTTCAATGATTTTACTGAAGTCAGAAACTTTATCAAATCGTATGTTATGCATAAATCGATCCGTTAAAATTTCACCTTTATGAGATATGACGAATGTATTCGTAGAACTATCTAGGTTCTTAAGAATTTTGAGCAACTCCTCAGTTCCCGATGCATCCAAGGAACTGTCGAACACTTCATCTAGAATCAAAAGGTTAGTGGAAACACTACTTTTCATTCTAGCAATCTCCCTCCAGGTGAAGAGAAGAGCCAAATCGATCTTTTGTTTTTCTCCTTCCGAAAACGATGCGTATGAAAACTCATCACGGTAGCGAGACTTAATGATCTCATCGAACTCTTCATCAAGGGTAAAGTTAACATAGAAATCCATGCTTGTCAAGTACTTGTTGATCAGTTTATTGATCACGGGGATGTACTTCTTAATTACCCTTGCCTTAATGCCACTATCCTTCAGAAGATTAGAGACTACTTCATACTCATCTTTCTGTCTAGAAACTGAGGTACAACGCTCTTCAATCTGAGCAAACTCTTCTTGATAAACTTCTAACTTGCCCTGCATCTTAGCAATGTCAGGTGATTGTGAGAGACGATACATTTCATCTTTGATATGATTAATCGATTTCTCACTCATACGAATGACATTGTTTAGGTGTAAGACCTCAGCACTATTATGCTTAATCTTGTCTTGGAAAGATTTGAGCATATCATACTTGGTATTGATCTCTGCAAGTTGCTCTTTAAGTTTAGTCAGACCAACCTGATACTCTAGAGATTTACCTTGAAGATCAACAACTTTCTTGTCCTTAAAGACTGCTTCAATTTCTTGAGTGCATACTGGACAATTATCATTGTCCTGGAAGAAGTCAAGTTCCTTCTCAGTGGAAGATTTATTATGAGAGATCTTATGATATAGAGTTTCTAATTTGCCCATCTGAGTTTTAATATCGCCCAGTTGAGCAATCTCAGTTTCGATATCTATTTTCTCAACTTCAAGAACATTGATTTGCTGTTGAAGTTCATAAATTTCTTCTTCGATCTTAGATATCTGGTTCTGCTTATTGATGATTTCGCTATCATTCGTTGTTTGCGAATTGCGAATATACTCTTCCTGCATCTTGACTTTCTCTTCTGCAGACTTGAGTTCATACCCACATTCCCTCTGCTGTTCCTGAACCTGACGCAAACGATCCTTAAGAAGAATGTTCATCGTAGAGAAGATCTGAATATCTAGGATATCCTCAATTACTTCACGACGATGTGCAGGTGTCAGTTGCATAAATGGAACAAATGTGGATGATCCAAGAATAACAACTTGAGTAAAACTCTTGAAGTTCATCTTTAGAACATTCTGCTCCAACCACTTCTGCTGATCGGAATTGGCAGCAACTTGATCCACGAGTTTACCATCTCGATAGATCTCAAACTTATTAGGTTTGATTCCCCTAACAACCTTCCAACCTATGCGTCCAAGAGTAAATTCAATTTCAACTAAACACTCCTTTTCATTGATGGAATTGACTAGTTGGGGTTTATTGATTTTACGAAAAGGTTTATTAAAAAGAGCAAAACAAATAGCATCCAACAGAGTTGATTTACCAGCTCCATTAGATCCTTGAATAAGAGTAGATGAATTTTTATCAAGACAAATTTCGGTGAAATGATTTCCAGTAGAAAGGAAATTTTTCCAACGAATAGCATTAAAAACAATCATAATGGAGGAATAACAATGTCGTCAGATTCTATAAAACAATAATTGTACCCATATGCAGAGCAGTTTTGAGCGATGACATCTTCATCTACTTCTGTAACTTCTAGAGACTCATTAAAATCATCTGCTTCTAAAAGACCATGATAGCGAATGGCATCATCCTCATTCTCAAAAATTTGGACAGTTTTTAGACCGTCCTTGTTACGGACGGCATATACTCCACCATGTTTTTTTGAGACTAGGATATACATCAGACCTCACATGCTTCTAGGTATAGTGTTTTAACTACATTTTTAATGGAGTCTCGACTAATCGAACACTCAACTTCATCTATATATTTCTCTAGTAAAGTTAGAGTATCTTCGGTTTCCACATCATCTGAAGTTCCCTCAAACTCAATGGAAAGATCTTCAATAATTTTCAGATCAGCTACTCCAGTATCATACAGCATTTTAACAAGTCTGTCAAATTTTAGTTGATCTTCCTTATTCTGAACGATCAATTTAACATACTTACCCGACATAGAACTTACATCAGGGTATTCAGTCTTGTCTTCATAGATGATCTTCTCAAACATCGTGTATGGATTTCGGTAAAACTTCGTCTCTAAAGTTTCAGTATCGAATACATGAAATCCCCTACGAGATTGATAGTCATTCCAATACAGTTCGTATGGATTACCGAGGTAGTGAATATTTCCTTTATTGGACTTGGAATGATAATGACCAGAGAACACTTTATTAAATTTCTTAAAGGGTTCGCTATCAATACCATGTTCCATTACATGTCCAGGGTGAGCCTCAAAACCGTTAAACTCAAGATGGCCCATGCAGATAGGAGACATAGATTTTTCCAAAAGTTCATAAGTTCTGGATCTTGTCTCATCACATATCCAAGGGATCCCAAGTATAGACAGATCACCAAGAAGGAATTCAGTAGGGCCATCAATAATCTGAATGTTTGCATACTCTCCCAAGAGGAGAGATGGGGCATTAACTCTGAGAGTGTTTTTATAGTAGATGTCATGGTTTCCAACCAGCATGGTCATTTGTACTCCCATGTCGGCAAGAGGTTGAAACCACATCTCTTTTGCTGCTTCTAGGGAATTGAAATTGATTGATTTACGACGATCAAATGTATCACCAAGACAAACTACATGTTTAATCTTGCTCTTCCTAATGAAGGGAACTACTACATTATTATAGAATTTTTTGTAGTATTCAACATAGATCAAAGAGTCATTTCGTACTCCGAAATGTTGATCAGTGATTAACAAAACTTGCATATCAATATCGAGAAGAATGTTGAATGTTTGATTTGATTTGATTATAGTCCGATTCGGACCCACCAGAGTCTGAGGAAAACACTTCCTCAAATCCTGTTCTTTCAATTAACTTATCCTTAATATCCATTTGTCTTTTCTCTTTTGCAATTCTCCTAAGGAAGGCAAAGTAAATTACCTGAGTAAAGTATGCAAATGGATTACTAGATTTCTCTGGATCGAAGTTATCGATATATTGTAAACAATTTTCAATACCATCGCAAATCATATCATCCTTGTACATGTAATTAATGAAGTTTGGACGATACGATAAGTGAGTTGCGATCTTAAGAAAACATTCTCCTAAAAAGTTATTAACTTTTGGTTTAGGTTCACCATTTTCTTTAGCAATCGCAACACTTTTACGGTATTCGATAAGAGCACGAAGGAACTCTTTATTGTCTAGATAGTGTTGCTTTTTTCTTTCTGCCATGTTTTGGTGTAGATTTGTTTGCAGTATAACAAAGAAAAAAGAACCTGTCAAGTGGTAGGGGGCTTGACAAGTCCTGTAAATCTGTGTACAATAACTCTGCTCAGGGTTAAAGATCAATATTAGCTTTCATTAAAGATCTTTTCTAACTTAGATCTTAAATCATCTACTTTACCAACTAGCCCCATTTCAGAATCTAATTCAACTCTTTTTTCTTCTAGAGTATCTTCATTATTTTCTTTTTTCCAAAAGAGATCGTACATAGCAATAAGTTCAGAAGATAATCCAGCAATTGTTAATATATCCTTTTCTCTAATTACATAGAAATCTTCATCGGAGAAATGCATCCATTTATTGAGTCCAACTCCTTTAACGGTTTTATCTTTATCCAATTGTTTGACAATAACATTAACTTCCAATGGATCTGAAACATAGACTAATGTTTCTCCATCTTCTTCTATAGCAAAACCTTTACCAATGATTTGCTCACCAGATACAAGTTTTGCTATAAAGTGAAATTCCTCATCATGACGGATATAATTAATCATAGGACTCTTTTAGT